GATGCCACAACCGGCACGATATGAAAATGAGGCAGCAAAACCGTATCGCTAGAAACCGCGCAGAATCGCCGCAGATTGAATTGATATGAAAGACTTCACCGTGTCCCCGCACAACCTGCAAGCGCTGATATGATGAGCGAGCCGCGAAAGATGCGTTTTGATTTGTCCACGGAATCCGCTATCACTGCCTTCCTGGATTTCGTCGGGCAGTTCAGGCTGACAGGCAAGCGCCCGGTATTTGAGTTAGTGCCGGAAAAGCGAAGCCTTGACCAGAATGCGATGTTTTACGCTCTATACTCGCAGATAGCCGCACAGGCCGGTGATCAGTCTGTGAAGGATGTTCGCCGAGAATGCAAGCTAACCATAGGGGTTCCGATACTGCGCGCGTCAGACCCTGAATTTAAGGCACTGTACGACAAGTGCATCAAGGATGCGCTGACCTACGAGGAAAAACTCGCCTCAATGGACGTCTTGCCGGTGACGCGCCGCATGGACAAAAAGCAGGGCACGGAATACATTGATACGATACTGCGCGATTACTCAAAACAGGGTTACGCGCTGATCAATCCGAATGAAGATTATGGCATCGCGTGATTCGGAATACGCGGAGCTAGAAAGGGAACAAAATGGCTGATGTGAGAACGCAAATATGGTCAAGCGGTGGCGGCACACAATCGTCAGCGATTGCGGCCCTAATTTGTATGGGCGAGCTGACTCCTGATATGGCTATTATCGTGGACACAGAGCGCGAGCTATCCACGACCTGGGATTATCTGGAAAAATGGGTGCGGCCCGCATTGCGCGCCGCTGGTGTTGATTTGGTCGTGGTGCCAAAGAGCCTTTATGCCACAGTCGATCTAATGCGCAACGACGATATTTTAATACCCGCATTCACGACTGAGGGCGATGGGGTTGGCAAGCTCCCAACTTTTTGCAGCAACGAGTGGAAAAAGCGAGTCATGCAGCGATGGGCTACGGATCAAGGGGTTGTCGAGGCCGATATTTGGATGGGTTTCAGTATTGACGAGATGCGCCGCTGTTCGCAGCCGACAGGCAAGTGGCAGCACAGATACCCGCTGATCGAAAAGCGCATGAATCGCGGCGACTGTATTGCACTGGTTCGCCGCATGGGATGGCCAGACCCTCCGCGATCTAGCTGCTGGATGTGCCCAAATAAAACACAAGGCGAGTGGAAGTGGCAAAAGGAAAGCGCCCCGGAAGACTTTGCCAAGGCCGTGGAGTTTGAGAAGCAAATTCAATCAGTCGATCCCGATTTGTGGCTCACGCAAGCAGCAATTCCATTGTCAGATATTGATTTCAGCACAGAGCAAGAGCAGATGTTTGGCAGTTGCGTCGGGGGGTGTTTTACTTGACGGAATACGCGGAAATCGAGAGGGAGCAAAACGCATGAGGTCACAATCCATATCCGAGATAATGGCGAGGAGTGTTGAAAAGGAAAATCTGTTTATCGAGATATTTTATTTGTCGGGAGATGACCCATTTATTTTTGGGGTAAACGGGCGCGTAACAGTGGCCGAATTAAACAGCATCTTATCTGACGCGCAAGACTCCGAACTATTCGATCACGGGGACGGCGATTATCTGTGTGCTGCGAGTTATAACGAGGCGCAGACCGGGGAATATGGCGTAATCGAGATTCCAGCGTATTGGGAGTTAAGTGTTTTGCATTTTGAGCCAATTCCATTGCAGGAAGAGGGGGTAAGAGCATGAGATCACAATCCATTCACGAAATCATGGGGCGCATCGCAGTCGCGGAACCCGAAAGCCCGATTGCTGTTTTCAAGAATGAAGATGGCAGCTTTCAGTCGAGATTCGCCGCGCTTGGGTACACTAAGCCCAAGGGCAGGAAGTATCCGGTCAGCAGTTGGGTTCGTGGAATTGTGCCAGCGTGAAGCCGCATCGAATCATAGGCGAGAACTACCTGCACCGTTGGCATCTGGTGCCGCGCAATCCCCTGTTTAACATTTACCTTCACAAGTTTATGGGTAACGACGATGACAGGGCGCTCCATGATCACCCGTGGGCCAGCGTGTCTTTTTTGCTCAAGGGTGGATTGATAGAGGTGCTTCCGTTTCCGCCTCATGGATGGCAGCACTGGAAGCGCATAAGGCGGTTTGTGCCGGTCTTTCGCAGGGCAACGCATGCACACCGGATTGTACTGGCAGAGGGTCCGGCGTGGACACTGTTCATTACTGGACCTGTCGTGCGTAATTGGGGTTTTCACTGCCCGAAAGGATGGGTGCATTGGAAGGATTTTACCGACGCGAGCGGCAACGGTATCGGCAAAGGATGTGATTAGTGAAAGCGCCAAAGCCTAAAGCCTGCCGCGTATGTAGCCGGATGTTTGAGCCGCGCTCGAGCACGCAGGTGGTTTGTTCCGTGCAGTGCGCCATCTTGCGGAACCGGGGCAAAGAGACAAAGGCCAAGCGGGAAAAGAAACGGGCAGACCTAGAGCGATTGAAAACCCTTGGCGACCATCACAAGGAAACGCAGGCAATCTTTAATCGGTGGATCAGGTTACGCGACCACGGGTTACCCTGCATATCGTGCAATCGTGACACAGGCTCACAGCGCCACGCGGGACACTTCAAGCCTGTTGGCGGATTTCCTGAACTGCGGTATAACCCTGACAACGTCCATTCACAGTGCGCCCACTGCAATGACTGGCTTTCCGGCAACCTGGCCCTATACAGAGCTAGGCTACTGGAGAAAATAGGCCCAGAGCGATTACAGGCGCTTGAGGGGCCATCGGGGCCACGGCAGTACAGGGTGGAGGAGCTAAAGGCTATTCAGGCCGAGTACAAAGCCAAAATCCGAGAGCTAAAACGGAATAACACGGGAGCATAAAATGAGAAAAACGCTAAATGAAAATATGTGGAAGGGCGTTCCGATATCCGAGTTAGATATCGACGGGCTGCGGGAGGCGTTGGATTTCCTGCTGCAAGATACATTCAGGACTGTGGAGCATTTCCGTGCGGCAGATGATAAACGGGTGGCCGAGCTAGAAAAGGAAAACGCCAAGTTATGGAAGGCGCTAGGCGTTGGCGACTTAAGGCTAAAATGACCGGTATTAGCACATGATTAGCACTAGCGACTGGCTAGCGACTATATGGGCTAGACACAACCCCAAGCATGTGCAATTATGTGCAGAACACTGCGCAGAGTATGTGCTATGCCAGCAGGTTCGCCATCCAAATCCCATGCTCCCGACCATAAAAGGGAGTTGTCCTATATCCCTGTGGATAGCCTGATTCCATACGCAAGTAACGCTAGGACTCACTCAGACGAGCAAGTAGCCCAGATCGCGGCATCCATCAGAGAGTTTGGGTTCACCAACCCATTACTGGTAGACGGCGATAACGGGTTGATTGCGGGGCATGGTCGCCTTATGGCCGCGAGAAAGCTTGGCATGGTAGAAGTGCCTGCCATTGTCCTAGACTACCTGTCAGAAGCCCAAAAAAGGGCGCTGGTCATTGCCGACAACAAGCTGGCGCTGAACGCCGGATGGGATGACGAGCTACTCAGGGTTGAGTTTGACGGTTTGGCCGAACTGGGCTTCGACCTTGATCTAACAGGGTTTTCCCTTGATGAGATTAACGCCCTAACGCCAGAAGTCATTAACCCTGGCCTCACCGATGAAGATGCCGTCCCAGAGCCGCCAGAAACGCCTGTAACGGTACTTGGCGACATATGGGTGCTAGGCGCCACAGACTCATGTGCGGCGATTCTACGGCGATTGACGCGGTGGAGAGCCTAATGGATGGGCAGAGCGCAGATATGCTCTTGACAGACCCGCCTTATAACGTGGCGTATGAGGGCAAGACCGCCGACGCGCTGACGATCCAAAACGACAGCATGTCGAATACATCGTTCCGGCAATTCCTGCGCGACGCTTTCACGGCTGCCGACTCGGTCATGAAGGCCGGCGCCGTGTTTTACATCTGGTATGCAGACGTGGAGTCGTACAACTTCACGGGTGCGTTGGTCGATACAGGGTGGGACCTTCGCCAGGTGCTGATCTGGAAAAAGAACAGCCTGGTGATGGGACGCAAGGATTACCACTTCAAGCACGAACCATGCCTCTACGGATGGAAAGACGGCGCCGGCCATCTGTGGGCCAGTGACCGAAAGCAAACGACCATCCTGGAGTTTGACCGGCCCACGCGCAGCCTAGAGCATCCCACCATGAAGCCGGTGGCGCTGTTTGAATATCAGCTGCTCAACAACACCAAGGGCGGCGACCTGTGCCTTGACCTCTTCGGCGGATCGGGGACCACCCTCATCGCCTGCGAAAAAAACGGGCGCTATGCCCGCCTGATGGAGCTGGACCCGAAATACTGCGACGTTATCGTCCGTCGCTGGCAAGCCTTCACCGGCAAGCAAGCCACCCTTGAATCGTCAGGCGCAACCTTTGAACAGGTGGCGGCTGACCGCAAAACGTAGGAGATTGTCATGGGATTGAGAGGGCCAAAGCCGACGCCAAATGTCGTCAAGCTATGGCAAGGCAACCCTGGCAAGCGCCCGCTGAATCGGTCGGATGGGGTCAACCCTGAGATTGAGATCCCATCGCCTCCAAAGTGGCTGTCGAACCACGCCGTGCGCGAGTGGCGCCGGATCTCGGCAGAGCTGGAGGTGCTGGGCCTGATCGCCCAGGTCGACAAGGCCTCACTGGCCACGTACTGCCAGACATGGGGCGATTTGTGTGATCTGGAGATGGCCTTTGCGGCCCAGAAGAAGCGCGCCAAGGAGCAGCTGGGCGACAACGACACGTCGTTGATGGCCGCCTACTTCCAAAAAACCCCCACCGGGTTCCTGCGTGAAAGCTCGATCCACCGAAAGATCGTTGAAATGCGCAGCGAGCTGGACCGATATGTCAAGAACTTCGGCCTGAACCCGGCCTCGCGCGCTCGGGTCTCGCCGTCCAATTACGTGCAGCCTGGCTTGCCTGGCATTGAAGAAGCGCCCCAGCACGCCACCGGCTTTGCCCGGTTTTCGCAGCTGGGTCGCTAGGTCGTGGGCAAGCATTCGGACGCCGCCCTGGACTACGCCAGGCGGGTGCAGTCGGGCGAGAGCCCGGCGTGCAAGTGGGCACGGCTGGCCGTCGACCGCCAGCTTGACGACCTGGCACGCGAGCCCGGCGACAGCTGGCCCTGGGTGTTTGATGCCGACCGGGCCGAGCGGCCCTGTGACTTCCTGGAGCTGCTGCCGCACATCAAAGGCAAGTGGGCCCGAGAGAGACGACTGATCGAGCTTGACCCGTGGCAGTGCTTCATCCTGACCACCGTGTTTGGATGGGTGCACCGCGACACCGGCCTGCGCCGGTTCCGTGAGGTGTACCTGGAGATCCCGCGCAAGAACGCGAAAAGCACGCTGAGCAGCGGCGTCGCGCTGTACATGCTGACGGCCGACGGCGAACAAGGTGCCGAGGTCTACAGCGCGGCCACCACGCGCGACCAGGCGCGCATCGTGTTCGACGATGCCAAGGCGATGGCCGAGCGCACGCCCGACATGCGCACCTATCTGGGCGTGGCCATCCTGCAGCACTGCATCACCGTGGCGGCCACGGCCAGCAAGTTCGCGCCGCTGGCGGCCGAGGGCAGCACGCTGGACGGCCTTAACATTCACTTTGCGGTGCTCGATGAGCTGCACGCGCACAAGACGCGCGCCGTGTATGACGTGATCGACACCGCCCGCGGTGCGCGCGAGCAAAGCCTGCTGTGGAACATCACCACCGCCGGCACCGACCGCAGCGGTATCTGCTACGAGCGGCGCACGCACCTGACCAAGGTGCTGGATAGGGTGGTCGATGACCACAGCATTTTCGGGATCATCTACAGCATCGACGACGCGGACGACCCCTTCGTTGAAGCCAGCTGGGCAAAGGCCAACCCGAACTGGGACGTGAGCGTTCTGCGCGACGACATGGAAGGCGCCGCCCGCAAGGCGGAAATCATGCCGTCCGCGCTGAACAACTTTCTGACCAAGCGCCTGAACGTCTGGGTCAGTGGCGAGACGAGCTGGATGGACATGCGGGCCTGGGAGCGCTGCGCCGACAGGGCACTGCAGATCAGCGATTTCGCGGGTGAACCCTGCTGGATGGGCCTGGACCTGGCGCAGAAAAAAGACTTTGCAGCCCTATGCATCGTCTTCCGGCGTGAAGACACCTGGTTTGTGTTCACACGTCTGTACCTGAATGAGCTGGCGGTGGCGGAAAGCGGCAATGCGCACCTGTCGGGATGGGCCCGATCGGGTTACGTGCAAGTGACCGACGGCGACATCACCGACTTCGACGTGGTGGCCGAAGACCTGCGCGGCTACTGCCGCCAGTTCGACGTTCAGGAAATCGCCTTCGACCCGGCGCTGAGCATGTACTTTGCCGGCAAGCTGATCGAAGAAGGCCTGCCGCTGGTCGAGATCACGCAGCGCGCCATGTTCTTCACGCCGGCATTGATCCAGGTCGAGAACATGGTGCTGGAGAAAAAACTGAAATTCGACGGCAACCCCGTCATGACCTGGATGGTCAGCAACCTGGTGGTGAAGGTCAGCAAGTTCAACGAGCTGCGATCGCCCACCAAGGAACGGCCTGAAAACAAGATCGACGGACCCATGGCGATGCTGATGGCGCTGGGGCGTGCCCTGGCCAACACGCCAAAGGACAACATTGATGATTTCCTCAACGAACCGATCAGCTTATGAGCCTGCTTAGCCGTTTTTCGAGCTGGTTTGGCCGTGGCGGCGCCCTTGGGGAATCCGCTGGCGTGCAAAACGACTCGCCCTCCGTTGCGCTTGGCAGCGATCTGCTGAACGTCGGCGTGGACGGCGCGCTGCAGCTCAGCACCGTGTGGGCCTGCATTGATCGCCGCGCCACCACCGTGGCCAGCCTGCCATTTTTCGTGTACGCCAGCAAGGACGGCCAGCGCACCCTGGCCCGTGACAGCCGCCTGTATGCGCTGATGAGCGACTCGCCCAACGCGCGAATGACGCCGTTCGAGTTCTGGCGCTGCATGGTCATGAATCACGACCTGCGCGGCAATGCCTACGCCCGCATCGACCGCGATCAGGCCGGCGAAGCGGTGGCGCTGTGGCCCATGCCGTCTGACCAGGTGGAAACCATCGTGCTGAGTGACGGCGCCATGGTCTACAAATACACCTACGGCAGCGACATCGCCATCCTGGCGGCCGAGAACGTGCTGCACATCAAGAACCTGGGCAACGGCACCACCGGCCTGGCCAAGCTCGAGTTCATGCGCCCAGCCACCACCGAAGCCGCCAAGTCGCAGGAAGCCGCCACCAAGGTATTTGGCTCGGGCGGCAAGCCGACCGGCGTGCTGATGGTGGACAACGTGCTGAACGCCGACCAGCGCACCCGCATTAAGGAACAGTTCAAGGGCCTGTCCGAAGGCAGCACCGGGCGCCTGATGGTGCTCGAAGCCAACATGAAATACCAGCAGCTCAGCCTCTCGCCCGAGGATCAGCAGCTGCTGGAGACCCGCAAATTCAGCGTCGAAGAGCTGTGCCGCTGGTTCGACGTGCCGCCGGTGCTGGTGCACCACAGCAACGTCACCGCCTGGGGCACTGGCATCTTCGAGATCAAGGACGGCTTCTACACCCTGTCCATCGCGCCGCTGTGCAAGAACATCGAGCAAGCCTTTCGCAAGCGCGTGATGACGCCCCGCCAGCGCGCCACCATGACCGGCGAATTCAGCATGGATGCCCTGTTGCGCGCGTCCATCAAGGACCGCTTCGAGATTTACGCCAAGGCCGTGCAGAACGGCCTGAAAACCCGCAACGAATGCCGCCAGCTCGAAAACGACCCGCCGATGGACGGCGGCGATGAGTTGACGGCGCAGAGCAACCTGGTGCCCATTGAAAAGCTGGGCGAAGTTGGAAACGGAGCCAAGAATGTTGATTCGCAAGACCCTGTCTCTCAGTAGCGTCGACCTCAAGATGGAGGGGGACAGCGGCCGGTTCACCGGGTATGCGTCCGTCTTTGGCGGGGTGGATAGCTACGGCGACACCATCGTCAAGGGCGCCTATGAATCCACCCTGCGCAACAACGGCAAGCCCCATATGTACCTGGAGCACTCCTGGGCCGGGTTCGCGTCCAGTGGGGCCGGTCTGCTTCCGATTGGCAAATACATCAGCGTCAAGGAAGACGATCACGGGTTGCTGGTCGAGGGCGAGCTCACCCCCGGCATGAGCGTCAGCGCCGACGTCGGCGCCGCCATGCGCCACGGCACGATCAACGGCCTTTCGGTGGGCGGCTACGTCAAGAAAGGCGACTACGACGAAACCGAAAGCGGACGGGTGATCCGCAAGTGGACAAACCTTGTCGAGGTTTCCGTGGTCGCCATGCCGGCGGACAGCTCGGCCCGCATCGAATCTGTAAAAAACGATGGGATGGACGCGGCAATCCGCGAGATCCATACCATCCGCGAGTTTGAGTATTTCCTGCGGGATGCAGGCGGACTCAGCAAAGGGGCCGCCACCGCGCTGGTGGCCCGCGTCAAAAGCCTGATGGGGCAGGGGGAGCCTGACCAGCAAGCCGAGGCGATCGCCATGCGTGACCTCCTGCAGCGGGCCAACCGCCTCGCAGGTCTTCCCGCGTAACCGCGCAATCCCGCAACCGTTCCACAACTCCCTGAAAGACCCTCATCATGAAAACCTCTCGCTTCTTCCTGGTGGCCCTTGTTGCCGCCGTCTCCCTGGTCTCGATCGGCGCGCAAGCGGCCGGCCTTGATGTCCAGGCTCTGCTCGCCCCGCACGCTGACACGCTGGCGGCCCTGTCCATGCTCTGCGCCGGCTCCATCGAGCTGCTCATGAAGTCGATGGATGCCATCGAAGGCAAGCTGAAAGACATGTCCACCAAAGCCGACGGCGAAGCCGCCACCGTTGGCAAGATCAGCGCCGACACCAAGACCGCCCTGGACGCCATCGGCATCCAGCAGCGCGAGCTGGCCGACCGACTGCTGCAGATCGAGCAGAAAGGCTCCGCACCGTCTGAGCCGACCAAGGTCAGCTCCTGGGGCGAGCAGCTCATCAAGAACGCCCGCTATGGCGACTTTGCCGGCGGCAACCTGGCCAAGCTGCGCGTCGAGGTGAAAAACACGCTGGTCGGCAGCGACACCAACGTGGCGCCGCAGCGCAACCCCGGCATCGTGTCCGGCGCCATGCTGCCGTTCAGCATGGAAGCCCTGCTGCCCAGCACCACGACCAGCTCCAACGCGATCGAGTTCACCAAGGAAGCCAGCTTCACCAACAACGCGGCGGAAGCGTCCGAAGGTGCCAGCAAGGCCGAATCTGCGCTCACCTGGTCGCTGGTGAACATGCCGATCAGCACCGTGGCGCACTGGATCAAGATCAGCAAGCAGCTTGCCGCCGACGCGCCCGCCCTGGCCGCCTACGTGAACAGCCGCATGGTCTACGGTGTGAATGCGAAGGTCGACACCCAGCTGGTCGTCGGTGACGGCACCGCGCCCAACATCAGCGGCACCTACGACAGCGGCAACTTCACCGCGCACGGCTACAGCAATGCCACCATTGCCGCGATCTCCACCACCTTCAAGAAGCTGATCCTGATCCGCAAGGTGATTGCCGACCTGTACGCCGCCGGCTACCCGGCCGACGCCATCGTGCTGAATCCGGCGGATTGGGCCACCATCGAGATCGAGCTGTTCACCACAGCCGCCGGGCAGACCCTGTACAGCATCAACGATGCTGGCCAGGCCCGCCTGTTCGGCCTGCCGGTGATCCAGGCGATTGGCATGGCAGCCGACACCTTCCAGGTGGGCCGCTTCAGCGAAGCCTACATGGTCTACAACCGCGAAGGCGTGGTGGTCGAGATGTCGGACAGCGACAGCGACAACTTCACCAAGAACCTGATCACGCTGCGCGCCGAGCGCCGCCTGGCCCTGGCCACGGAGAAGCCCGCCGCCGTGCGCGGTGGCGACCTGACCCCGGCGTAACCAGACGGTCTGGCAACTTAAAAGGCTCGCTTCGGCGGGCCTTTTTCATTGATAGATCACCCCCTGCGAAGGAAACACCATGACCGATAAAACCGTCCGCTTCATCACCGCCTGGGATGGCCGCAAGCCCGGCGACGTTGAGACATTCGAGGACACGGACGCCGATGCGCTGATTGATGGCGGGCTGGCCACGGACGACCTGGACGGCCCGGATGGATCCTATGTCCAGCAACTGGTCGAGCACGCGGCAGCCCACAGCGCCATGGCGTCCTGGGTTGCGCTGACCGCCCAGGTCACAGCCATTGCCTCGCGCCACCTGTACGGGGCGGGCGCGCCGGTTGACTACACCGACGGCACGCCACCCGCCACGGGCGAGGGCGTCGCGCCCGCTGGGGCCCTCTACTCGGACACGACGGACGGCGTCGTTTACCGCAACTCGGGCTCTCAGGCCGAGCCGATCTGGACAAAACTGGCTGACGCGGCATAACCACCATGCAAGTCCAGATCCAGTTCATCACCTACGGCGCATGCTCCGCGCTCGGGGCGTTTTCTCCGGGCGGCATTGCTCGCGTATCGCCCGCCCTGGCTGCGCACCTGGTCACGGAAATGAAGGCCGCCAAGTACGTGGGCGCCGCGCCTATTGAGGCCGAAGAAAAGCCCAAAAAGACCCGCAAGGCGAAAGCCTGAGACACAACCCGCAACCGAGAGACTTATCATGGCTGAACTTATTGCATCAGGAACTGCGGAAGCTGATTCCGCTGATTTCACCCTGGCCGCCGGCGACCAGGCAACGCTGTTTTTGAAGGATGCGGCTGGAACCACGGTCAATCCTCATGGCGTTGCACAGGTTCACATCAAAAGCGCTGATGGCGAGTACTTCATGGTCGGGAAGCTGGACACCTCAGAGCCCGCCAAAGTTCTTTCCGCGCCTGGGACGTACCGCGTCCGAAGGCTGGCGGCTGCGGTTGCGTACGGCGTCGACAAGGTCTAAGCCGCCATGCTGCTGCAAAGCCTGCTGCGCCCGGTGCTGACGCCGATCATGCGCGGCATTTTTGATCCGGCGCAGTCCGTCTCCGCCGCGTGGTCCCCCCTCGCCCTCTGGCCCGACGGCATCGCTTCTCCCGGCATGTGGAACAGTCCCAGCACGCTTGCTGCAAGCTGGGCCGACTACACCGGCACCACGCCGGTTGCTGTGCCGGGCACGGTGGCGG